CAACGCACTAAATTCCGCTTTCTCTACGATCCCTACAGGTTGCCCCGCCAATTTTTGTACTGTTAGCTCAAATTCTTTTAAGTTCGTTACTTTTCCATTCTGAATTACTTGAATGCTAGCCAAAACTTTTCCCGGTGTCATCATGTGTTGAGGGTATTCGATTCGGTAAATGCTATTGGCTTTATCTAAAATAGAAAAAGCCGACAAATCTGTCAGCCCGCTTGCTTCATTATGCCAATTAAGATTTAACATCAATCCCGGAACTTCTCCGACAACGCCATTATTGGTGACTTGAACAGTTAATGTCCGCCCTTTGTAATCTCCTTGTGAAACAAATTGCTTTTCTATAAACGTATAGTTCGCATAATCAATCACTAAATCGACATCTCTAAATTGATCTAGTTCCAAATGTCATCACTCCTAAAAATTATTTCGGCGGAATAACGATAGATGAAATACCCGCAGGGCTTGTGTACTGCCGATCGAATTTCCCTATAATCATTCCTTGTTCCGTATTTTGTTCATACGTTTGAATGCGTCCGTTTTCTAAATCGCGAATGATTCCTGTATGACCATAGGTATCATCTACTGTTGGCCAGTTCGCCCACAATGCTCCTCTGGTGATATTGATAATCGCTCCAACAACTAATTGATCGTAGGTAGGGTTAAGAATCACAGACCAACCTACAGCTGACCAATCATAGGCTATCCCGATATCACTTGCAGCGCTTGTATTTCCGATTACATGCGTTAATCCATAGCGAGTGCCTGCGCCTAAGCCACAACCACCAAGGAATCCGCTATACTCTGCTGAAGCGGCGTAGCACTGACCATTCCCGATTCTTCGACCTACTAATGTTTCTAAATGCGCTAAACCAGCTGCGCCGACTTCTTGAGCTGCTTTCAAGTCCTTGAATTTCTCATACCACGCTCTTGCCCACGCCTCTCGTTCTGGGTGTGCCGCTGCAGGTCTTTCGTAGTTACGTTCAAAAACATAAGCTGCTTGTTCAGGGCTTGTCATAGCCTTAAATCCTGCTACAGAAGTTGGTGAGACAGCTCCCAACCATTGACCATTAAACATACTCCATTCGATTAACTTAGCTTGCGCTAATGAAGTTGTGTAATCTTCTTTTATATTGGCAGCAGCTATCAAACGTTGGACATATTCTCGTCCGTTCCATGTAGGAGAACCAATTAGTGGATATGCAGAACCGTCCCATTGAGTCCAACCATACGCTGGACCACCGCCTTGTTCGGTGTCGGGGTTCATTGAAGCGCCAACTTCACCTTGGATATTACCCAAAATACCTGCTGCCGCTTCTGGTGAGTAACCATTTACTAACGCATAACTCCACCAATCCCAAGCGAATTTTTCAGCATCGGTTGTTAACTCAGGAGGATAGCCGCCAGTGCCTGTTCCGCCTCCGGGTGAAGGACCACCGTTTTGACCAGGGATAACTTTTTGGCCTTTAATCGTTAAATCACCTTGAATATCTAAGTCTCCACGATAGATCGCTTTACCATTCCCAAGCAAAGTAAAACCATACCCAGTCTTTGAAGAGATCAAAATATATTTCCCATCTCCTTCTGTTCTAATGACAAGTGAGTTATCTTCCAAAGGAGTAGGTGTAGATGCATCTGGAAATGGATTGCCTGCAGAATCTGTTGTACCAATAGTACCGATATTCACACCTGATGAATTCCAAAATTCTAACCCTTTACGCGTCAATTCCATTATTTTTTTATTCCCATTCCAGAGCTGCAATGTTCCAGAAACCATTCTTAACAAGTCTCCAACTGAATTGAAAGAGCTCTCGAAAATAGCCGCGCGAATCTTTCCTGCACGAATAAAGTCTGCATTCAGAGTGCCATCTATACTCCAGGCATTTACAAATGGCCCTAACCAACCTGTTCTAGAAAACCCTAAGCCTTGATGATTTAGCGCAATCACATCTTTTGCAGTGTCCCGTGAATCAGTATCCATATAATATGTGGTATGTGGCTTATTCTTGGGGTATTGCAAAACGCTACCGCCCTCAACACCATTGATCAGGTTGGTTACATAATCAACAAATTCAGACATGTAACCTTTCTTCGTCAAGGTTTTGATAGTCTCTTGCAGCTCATAATTTTGCTTGGTGTAAAAAGCCATCTGGGCGTCGCCCGCATAGATTTTTTTGTTTTTCTCAGTTAAGGAATCGTACACAACACTCGTGATTTTTGTGTCAATGTGGATGTCATAGAGCCTGTGGTAAACCGAAAAAGTATCAAATAATCCGTAGTTTCTGATTTTGGAAAACTCTTTT